CCTAAATAAACAAGTAACAAAACTAAAAGAAAACTATTTTAGTTGCGATAACCTATTAGATATGTTAAAATAACTAATATGTCATCCACGACATTAACTCGGAGAAATTTAATTGACAGATAAAAAAGAAACAGCCCTGGACGCAATGGCAGGGAACGGTGGTTACGAAGAAGCATACTTAGGCGATCATCTTCGTTTTAAAATGAAACGTGAGGGCAAACGCTTTTGGGCTGGCGATAATATCAGCGACTTTTTACACGAAGGCGATAAAGAACGACTAATTGACGAAGCAACAGAGGCATTTGAACTAGTGCTTGATCGGTTGCTAATTGATCGTGAAAACGATCCTAATAGTAAAGGCACAGCACGTCGCCTTGCTAAGATGTATTTTAACGAAATAATGGCAGGAAGATATGACCCAAAACCATCAGCAACAGCGTTTCCAAATGACTCGGAGGACCGTTACGAAGGTATGTTGGTTGTTCGTAGCGAGCTTCGCAGTATGTGTAGCCATCATCACCAACCCGTTACTGGCGTTGCTTATATTGGTATTATTGCTGCCCAAAAGCTCATCGGACTCAGCAAATACACAAGAATCGCCCAGTGGTGTGCCCGACGTGGTACTCTCCAGGAGGAACTTGCTAATGACATTGCTCGGGAGATCGAAAAAGCCACAGAAGCTAGAGACCTAGGCGTTTATATTCAAGCAGTACACGGATGCTGTGAGAATCGTGGTATTATGGCACATTCTAGTCTTACACAGACCACCGTACTCAAAGGTGCGTTTAAAGATGATCCTGGTACAAAGAAAGAATTCTTTGATAACATTAAACTACAACAGGAGTTTGCCCCAAGATGAATTCAGTAGACATGGCTAACGATTTAATTAATCGTGCAAGAAATTTAAAGAAATTTGAAGTAAAACGTATGTTAGAAGAAGGAATCCTGTTTAACGGTAGTGTTCCTTTTGATATCAAAGGTAAAGATGATTGTTTTTGGATCTATGCTTATGCTGTTACACAAGAAGAAGCAGAAGCAAAAGTAGACGCATGGTTAAAGGATCGCACATGAAATGGTTTCTTAATCTTTTAGAAGGTATGGGTCGTAAACGTATCGTTATGGATCGAGAAGTAAACGAACCATATTTAGAACGTTACTATCTTTTTCTAAAAGATAGAGATCGTTTTCCATTTAATATCTTTTTACACAAATTCTTAAAAGGTGATCCGGACGATTTACACGATCATCCTTGGCCTTATGCTACACTAATTCTCAAAGGTGGTTACTGGGAAACTACTCCAGAAGGAAGATTCTGGAGAGGTCCTGGTCATTTTAGAACTTGTAGTGCTAATAGCTTTCATCGTGTTGAATTAGAACCAGGTGTTGAGTGCTGGACTATTTTTATGCCTGGTCCTAAACAACGCGATTGGGGTTTTGATGTTAACGGTAAATGGATACAACATGAAGAGTATCTAAAGGAGAGATATGAAAAAGCTCATAATCAACCAGCATGAAATGACAGGGTTGGTTTCAAAAATTGGAAGAAATATTGCAACAGGATATTGGAAGCCAGATTATATTGTTGGCCTAACTCGCGGTGGCCTTATTCCCGCTGTATTGTTGAGTCATTATCTTAATGTACCAATGTGGACTTTAAATGTTAGTTTAAGAGATGGCAGCGGTGGAGAAAGCAATATGTGGATGGCAGAAGATGCACTTGGTCCTCCAACTAAGGATCGTATAATTGACGATGCTAACGACATTGGAAGTATTTTAGATGTAGCTAGTGGTTTGTTAGAAGACGGGGCTACTTACAAAAATATTTTAATTGTAGACGATATAAACGATAGTGGCGCTACCTTTAATTGGATTATGGATGATTGGCGCTCTAGTTGTTTTCCAGGAGACGACTCGTGGAACGAAGTTTGGAACGAAAATGTTAAATTTGCTGTTTTAGTTGATAATCTTGCTAGTAAGTGTAATGTAAAAATGGATTTTGTTGGCATGGAAATTAACAAAGCAGAAGAGGATGTATGGGTTGATTTTCCTTGGGAAGAGTGGTGGTCAAAATGAAACACGAACATAAAGTATTTCCGTCGGAGCCTGATTTTATTGAAGATTCAAAAGCACCGTGGACCGAACTTGTAGAGGAAGACTATCATGTTAGAGTATTTAGAGATAAGTATCCTGTTACTGATGGCCATCTTCTTTTTGTGCCTAAATACAATACTATTGATGTGCTAATGGATTGTTTTGAAGATGCAGTTAAAGATGGAATTAAACGTGTAGGCACCGGAGAATGGGATGGGTTTAATATTGGTCTTAACTATGGCCAATCAGCAGGACAAACGGTTCCGTGGCCTCATGTACATTTAATTCCAAGACGAACAGGCGATATGGAAGATCCCACTGGTGGGGTTAGACACGTTATTCCAGAACGAGGTAATTATAGGAAGTGGTAATGTCAAGATCGTTGTTTATTGGAGATAGTCATACTTGTGGATACCATAGTATTCCTGGAAAAATTGGTCCAGGAAGTTTTTCTTACTGGAATGAAAATAATTACGGAGAAATTTATTCGTCCGAACTAAACAAACCTGCGGCTATATATGCAATGGCAGGTGTAAACAATCGTGTGTATACAGACTGGTTAAAATCGATGTTTGAAGAATATAACGACATTGATGAAGTATTTCTATGTGTAGCACCTTTAAATCGTTTTACAATAGGATTTGATAATGAATTATCCGACGATGTTATTCCTGTAGATCATTTTAAATTAAAATGTGATAGTGATAATTCTTTAATTTCTAGATACGTTGACAATACGGTAGTTAAAGACAAACTTCAATTATTCAATAAACCCACATACGACGATTATTCAAAATTTCCCGGTATGAATTTATCTGCTGAGAAAGGATTATTAGAACCTGATCTAAGAAAAAATACTTATATGCAGGTTAAATTATTTTTTGAATTAAACTCTTTTTTAGAAAAAAGAGATTTTGGTTTACAAATCTTTGCCTGGGATAGAATTTGTTTTGAAAACAATGCTAAATTATATCTTTTTAATTTTACAGAAAGATTGAAATTTCCCGATGTTTATAACTACTACGGACAATTAAAAGCTACAACATTAGCACCTAAGACCGTTGAAAAATTCTTTTTAGATAAAAATATTGACCATACAAAATATTTTATCGAAGACAACGAACATTATAATAAAGATTATCACACTCTCATTGCTACTAAATATCTACCCTGGTTGAAAGCACTATGAGAATTTTAATTGCCGGTGATAGTTTTGCCGCTAAGTGGCCAAATGCCTCTATTGGTTGGGTTGATTTATTGGCTAAAGAACACGAAGTTACAAATGTAGCTCAAGCTGGCGTAGGCGAATACAAAATATATAAACAAATTGAAACTATTAACCAACACCTGTATGATTGTATAATTGTTAGTCATACCAGTCCTAGTAGAATACATACTCCAAATCATCCAATTCATAAAACTGGATTTCATAAAGATTGTGATTTAATTTTAACCGACATAAACGAAAATTTTTCTTTGTTTGATGGTAATTTAAAAACTGCTCAAGGATGGTTCAAATATCACTACGACGACGAGTATCAATTAGATGTTTATCGGTTGTTAAGAAAAGAAATTAATAGTATAATAACAATTCCTTATATAAGTTTATCTCATATTGAAATTTTAAAAAAACTATCAATAGAAAAAAATCATTTTGATTTTAGTAGACTTTGGAGTTCGGAAAGAGGTTTAATTAATCATTATACTGAAAAAGGAAATAAAGTTATTTTTGAATTGCTGTCACAATTTTTAAGGAACAAAGAATATGGTTAAAGCAGGAACACTTTGGGGTACCTATAATGATAGAAAAAAATTTCGTGTTATTAGTGTAACCGAAATCGATGATCATACTTGGGTGTATTATCGATTAGATAACTGCAATCCTAATATAGCAGAATGTCAGGAATGGAGTTGTTACATTGAAAGTTTTCTTCAACGATTTAATCCATTACCAGAATGAATGTTATTACTATACCGTGGCGTAATCAAGGTGATGTTTGGTGGAGTGGAACCTGTGCTAGTGTTCTCGAACACTTTGGACTACCCGGCGGTCGATACACAACAGAAGTAAGCGAAGAATGTATGAAATTCTTTTTTAAAAATGAACACGATGCTCTAATGTGTAAAATTTTAGTAAGTCACGCTTTATGAAATTTGATAAAATTGTTGCAGCATTAATAATAATAGTTGGCCTTGGAATTCTTGTATTATTAGATTTTCCTCGACAACGAGTATACGACTGCGGCATGGCCGAATGGCATCCAGATATTCCTGCAGAAGTTCGAGATGCGTGTAGAAAATTAAGATACGATCATTGGAAGCAAGAACAAAGGGATAGAAATGAAAGAAAAAATGAAGAGCGCATACATGAAGGCCGCTCAATTATTCTCCGAGCTTAGTCATGCACAAAGATTACATGTTGGTGCTATTGTAGTCAAAGATGATAGAATTATCAGTATTGGCTATAATGGTATGCCGGCTGGTTGGGAAAATAACTGCGAATATAGAGATTATGACACCGGAGCAGGCGGATGGCTGAGTCCCGACGAATTTCTTTCTAAATATCCATACGAAGAATGGAATGAAGAAGCAGGATGTAACGTTCATTTTGGATTAAAAACTAAACCCGAGGTATTACATGCAGAAACAAATGCAATTGCCAAATTGGCTAAAAGTACTGAGTCTGGTGCGAATGCTACTATGTTTGTTACTCATAGTCCTTGCCTTGATTGTGCCAAACTCATTTATCAAAGCGGGATTAATAGTGTTTTCTATCGCGAATCTTATCGTAATGATGATGGAATTAAATTTCTTGAAAAATCCGGAGTAAAAGTTGAAAAGTTGGACATTAACGATTAACGAAGATGGAATATTACCATTGCCTCAAGATTTACTAAATGAGATGGGTTGGAAAGAAGGCGATACTATAAATTGGATTGATAATAAAGACGGAACATGGAGTTTGGTCAAAGAGGACTTGACAAATTTCATATATAAAGGTATAATAAACAATGAGCAAAATTAAAATCGCAGAGCTATTTTATAGCATTCAAGGTGAAGGACGCTTTATGGGTGTGCCTTCTGTTTTCTTACGTACATTTGGTTGTAACTTTAAATGTGCAGGCTTTGGTATGCCAAAGGGCGAACTAAGTGCAGAAGTTGAAGATATTGCTATCCAGCACGAAAGAAAACCTTATACAAAATACGAAGAACTTCCGCTTGTTAGCACAGGCTGTGATAGTTACGCTAGTTGGGATCCTCGTTTTAAAGATCTTAGTCCTATGCTTACAACAGATGGTATTGCAGAACGTATCTGCGAAATCCTTCCATTTAATCAGTGGCAGGACGAACACTTGGTCATTACAGGCGGCGAGCCGTTACTAGGTTGGCAACGTGCTTATCCAGATCTGTTGCGCCATCCTAAGATGGCTGGTTTAAAAGAGATTACCTTTGAAACTAATGGTACTCAAAAACTAACGCCAGAGTTTAAAGAATTTCTTTCTATCGAATGGTTGATGCCGCATCCAGAATATAATAAAGAAATTACATTTAGTGTAAGTGCTAAACTAAGTTGTTCCGGTGAAGAACGCAGTGAAGCTATTCGTCCAGACATTGTATGTGAATATGAGGAGGTTGGCTACACTTACCTTAAGTTTGTAGTAGCGACAGAAGAAGATGCAGAAGAAGCAATTGAAACAGCAGACATTTACAGAGCCGAAGGGTTTACAGGACCCGTATATCTTATGCCAGTTGGTGGGGTGGAGTCTGTTTATACTCTTAATAATCGTAGGGTCGCTGAACTAGCGATGAAAAATGGCTTGCGCTATAGTGATAGACTACAAGTACCATTATTTAAAAATGAGTGGGGAACTTAATGAAATTTATTAAAAAATTATTTGGTTTAGATAAAATCGAAGCCAACATTGAAGAAGCAAGATTAGCACTTGAACAGGCTAACAAATTAAAAGAAGAAGCCGAAAATAGCCTAAAAGAAATTGCTCAAGAACAAGAATTGGCTAAATTGAGTCCAAAAGATCGTGCTACTCGAAAGAAAGAACCATGGGTAGGCGTGTTAAATACACATATAAACAAAGACAATGTTCGTAACGGTTTTTTTGAACTTGACTGGAATGAACATTTTGTGCTACAATTAAAGCAAGAAGGTTATGGTGCTGACGGTGATTTGGACGAAGAAATTGTCGATCGTTGGTTCCGTGAACTATGTGCTAATGTTGTTGTTGACGGTGATTACGGTGGTCCTTTACAAACAGGGACTTTGGACATACAGAGTGTAAAAAGAAATAATAAATGACCTACATTTTAGTTGATACTGCGAATACTTTTTTTCGCGCACGGCATGTGATCAACGGCGATGCTGATATTAAACTTGGCATGGCTTTTCATATAACTTTAAATTCAATTCGTAAAGCCTGGCAGCAGTTTAACGGCAGTCACGTTATTTTCTGCTTAGAAGGTCGTAGCTGGCGCAAAGATTTTTACGCCCCCTACAAAAGAAATCGTGCAGAAGCTCGTGCGGCACACAGCGAAAAAGAACAAGAAGAAGATACACTATTTTGGGAAGCATTTGATACCTTTAAAGAATTCATTAAAGATAAAACAAATTGCACCGTTATGCATCATCCGCAATTAGAAGCAGATGATTTAATTGCAGGCTGGATTCAAAATCATCCAGATGATAACCATGTTATTATTTCTACAGATACCGATTTTGCACAACTTATTGCACCCAATGTGAAACAATATAACGGTGTAATGGAAATGACTATTACACATGAGGGGTATTTTGATGACAAAGGTAAGCCCATTGTTGACAAAAAAACTAAAGAAGCTAAAGCAGCACCCAATCCAGAATGGCAACTATTTGAAAAATGTATGCGTGGTGATACCAGTGATAATGTCTTCTCAGCGTATCCAGGTGTGCGTACTAAAGGCACAAGCAAAAAAGTGGGTCTTGCTGAAGCGTTCGAAGATCGTAAAACCAAAGGATTTGCGTGGAACAATCTCATGCTTCAGAGATGGACTGACCACGAAGGCAAAGAACACAGAGTTTTGGAAGACTATGAGAGAAATCGGCGACTAATCGATTTGTCTTATCAACCAGAAGAAATTAAAAAAATTATTGTAGAAACAATTAATACTGCTACAACTGCTAACAAAAATGTTAATCAAGTTGGAATTAGATTAATGAAATTTTGTCATCTCTACGATTTGAAAAAAATTGCAGAGCAGGCACAATCTTATGCGGAGCCATTAAATGCTAGATACAACTATGATGAAACTAGAGTTTTGTCAGTATGAAAATACTTGTGAAAACAAGTCAGCAACATGTTGGGAGAATCACATGACAGAGATACACGCTAAACCAATCATTAAAGATAAATTTTGGATTGTTGAAAAGGACGGAGAAAAATTTGCAACTCTTCGAAAGATTGAAGACGAGCGATTTGTACTTAGTAATGAAACAGGTATTAAAATTTATGATAATAAAGAAAGCCTGACGAAACAATTTGGCAAAGATTTCTTTGTTGCTAAAATTGTTAAAGAAGCCAATGGTTCATTACCAAATGAAGTTCATGGCTATTCAACTAGTGTTGAACCTCATAATGCTATGTTCGACATCAAACGTAAACTACCGTTGTTCACAAAAAGTAAAGATAGTAAAAGTTTATATTGTGCCGGATACTATGTCATCCGTTTCGATAAAGGTTGGGTAAAATCATTTTGTCCAAAAATGATTACTTTACAAAGATATGATTTTAAAGGTCCATTTAAAACAGAAATGGAAATGAAACAGGTATTATCAAATGTCAGCAAATAATATACCAGATAAATTACCTAGTGTTGAAAGGCTTATTCAACGATTAAATGTAGCAGAAAAAAGTCAACAGAAAGATATACGTATATCTATTCAAGAAGGAAAAGAGCTAGTACAAGAACTAGCTATTATAACGACTAAATTAGGTTCTACGGTTGCCGAAATTCGCGATTTATTGAAAGAAATTAAAGAATCAACCACTCAAATCGATGTAAAGTTTGACGGCGGAACGTTCTAAAGGTGATAAATATATACGTGGTTAATTAGGAACACGTATATAATGAGTAGACCAAAACCGAAGATAATACTCGAATATGCCAATAAAGAAAACTACAAGGTTGAACAGATTCTTGAAAGTGAAGCTATATGGGCAGTATTCTACAAAGGCCAGCCTTTTAATTTAAAGAGCGGAAGCCTGTTGGCTAGCTATCCTGGACCAAAATACAAAAAGGTTAGTTTTTCAAATCCAGGCCATGCACACAATCTAGCAAAAAAATTAAACAAACTTTTTAAAACAACAGATTTTGCAGTATATAAATTAACACAAGGTGAACCGATAAAATGACTTATACCAAGAATACCTATACTGCGGTGTTCTTGAAAGCGGCAAATAAAGAAGTAGACGACCGCACATTTGATCAATTAAAAACAAGTTGGTGGTACAACTTGCGCACAAAAAACGAAGGCGGACTACGCCTCACAGAAGAAGGTCTTAGATTTATTCAAGAAGAAGCAGACATAAAGACCTATAGTATAAAAATTCCCAAAGAAATTAAAATAACACCCCAAATACTAGTTTGGTTAGATAACTTTATTCATGCCCCGTGGTATCTTGAAAAACATACGTTATCGGTGTTATCCGAAAAAGCAGCATTTGAACTTTATCTATTTTCCGGCGATGTTATGAAAATGGGATATTCAAAAGCTATGAGCAAACGATTAAACGCAGATTGAAATTTTCATTTCAATTCTGTATAATATTATAAACTACTACTATAAATATCACGTATGAATGATCTTAATCCGTTAGACGTTTTGAACACTAGAAAACTTACTAGGATTCCGCCACATTTTTTAAAAATGAAATTAAGCGAAAGAGATGTTTATAATAACGAATTAGATGATTGGATTCGTTCTAAATTAAAAGGAAGATATTGTATTAAACAAATACCGTCTTTTGATGAGAACGGAAATCTAAAAACTTCAACGTATGTTGGATTTGAAGATGAAAAAGAAATGACATTCTTTGCATTAGCCTGTACAAAATTAAGGAGATAACAATGACTGAAGAAAACAAAGATTTGCAAACTACTGCTCCAGCTGCTTCTGCTCCAGAAGCTCCGGCCGCAAACTCTGCAGATTTAAACGTTAGTGACCTTACAGCACTAAAAAGCATTATCGACGTTGCTAGCCAACGTGGAGCATTTAAAGCAAACGAACTAGAAGCAGTTGGTAAAGTTTATAATAGACTTTCAACATTTTTAGATTCTGTTAGCAAAAAGGAACAATAATCATGAGACAAATCAAGCACATCGGAAGAATGAAAAATACTGGAGCGAAAGTAATCACCGTATTTAGAACAATACCGGGCGATTCAGGATCAGCTCTTGTAGTAGGAACAGCAAACTTAACTGATTCCTATCACGATGCTCTGATGGGATTGCTTGAAAGCGACCAGGGGCAAGAGGTAAATGAGTTTGGCGAAATCATGCATACTCGATTGTTTCCAGATGGTCGTCCTATGCTTCAAGCTATGCAAGCAGACGGAAGATTACAAAAAGTTGCAACTGATATGGTTATTATGACTCCAACGTCTAGCACCAATATTGTGTTGTCTGAATTAAATGTTCTTATCGCAGAACAAAAAAATTGCACCGTTGACGAATTATCAAATCTTGTTTCCGGCGCACCAGCAAGAGATCAAGATTTTAAAAAGAAACAACAAAAATCAGAAGCTGTTCCTAATGTAGATCCAGATGTTCCTGCTCCAGTAAGAGCACAAGCATCAACTACAGAAGCATTAACTGATAAAGACCTTGCTAAAAGTTATCGCAGTCAAGCAGATGCTATGTATAAAGAAGCTGCAAGACTACGTAAACAAGCAGATGAATTAGATCCACCAGTTAAAAAGACTACTAAGGCTAAAGAAGAAGCAAGTGCCTAAGCGTCTCTTTAAACCACCAAAGCATCTAATCAAAGAGTGGCCGGAGGTGTTCGAGGATATGTATATGAACACCATGCCGGTCGCTTATCTTAATGCTATTAAATTAGAATTTGATAATGGCAGAGTTTGGAAAATAGAAGTTGCAGAGTTATTGTCTGTTTCTGATGCAGAAGAAGTTGCCGATAAGCTATTAGAAACAATGCAAGAATATCACGACACTATTAAAAAAATAGATTTTGAAGTTGATGTAGAACGTCTTAAACAAGACATTTCAGACGAAACTAAGAAATTTCTTTAGTTGGAAAAATCTCTAGTAAGTGGTCAACAAATCTTTCATGCACGATTTGTTTTGGATGGCCACCAGCATGAATATCATCCTCTTGCAGTTCAACAAAATCATAAAGATTTTTATCAGTAATAAAATACTCGCTGTTTAAACATTCATCTCTAAAATTTAAAATATCTGTTTGAAAGTATTTTTCTAACACAGGATCAAAATTTTTATAATTGTCGTCGTTAATACACGGAACAATTAACAATCTTCCTTTTAAATGGTTTGATGATAATTGTATTAGTCGTGAAAGACACAAGTAATAAAAATAATACATAAACATAGAATTATTAAAATCCGCA